GAACGAATGACCACGACCTTTGGAAGCGCGAGGTAACGGACAAGCATTACGTCAAGCCCGGTGAAGAGAGCGACGAAGCACCTGACAAGAAATCATCCCATCCATACATCGAAGTCAATCCATTCGATAGCGCAGATAAACTCGACCCTAATCCTGTTGGAAGGACAAAGGCGCGTGATTCTATCGAAGCGAAAGGTGCTAAGGGAGTAACGAACCCCTATGGCATGGACACGGCAGATGACGAAGACCAGAAAGACGAAGTTCCTGGTAAGAAGCCCACAAAAAGCAAAAGGGACAAGAAGAAGCTCAAAATTGTCGAAGCTATTGTAGAAGCTGTCCGTAAATCATCCAGTAAGGTACGCACTTCCAAAGGTCGTGGTCATTCGTTCGGGACCAAGGCTGCTGTTCGTGGGAGTATGGCCAGACGGGGGAGCAGCGGGACAGTGACAAAAAGAAGAGGGTCATCTGGTCATCCGATGGGTCTCTGGCGCACGTTCAACAACCTCTATAGATCACACTTAGATTGGAAGAAACAAAAGCGCCAGCACGATATGAAAATGGACAGGATGGACGACGACGAACCAGAAATCCGTGATCCTGAACTCGCAAAAGATGACGCCAAGCACATGAAGGCTATTAAGAAACGTCATCCTGATCTGGCCAAAGGAAAGAGACCACCCAACCTTCCTACTGGATTTGAAGGTGATGTCTTTAATTCAAAGGCTGGAGAAAACGCAAGAGTAAAGTGGCGCGAGAAGATAGGAGATAAGACACCTGTAAAGAAGGCTGAAAGGAGTGAAGTCGGTAAGAAATGGGATGAACGGCAAACTCGGGAACGCGAAGCAGCAAAAGAAAAGGCACGCGGAAAGATCAACAAAGCGTGGACCGATCAAGGTCCCGAAGGAATGAACAAGGCCATTAAAGCTAGGAAAGCTGACCTCCGTGCTTTACGTGCCGGTAAGAAGGGCAAGAGGTATAAAGACGCTAAGAAAGCACGAGACTTGGCCGCAGACGAAATGAAGAATCCTAAACCAGTCAATAAAGAACCAGTCAATAAAACACCAAGCAAGAAAATAAAGGGCGTTGGCGCACGTAATTTACAACGTGCTAAGGACAATCTAAATAAAGAAAAAGCGATTAAGAATGCACGAGATGATGCCGAAAGGAGACATAAACATCATAGTGGCGAGATGGACCTAGCATCTACTCCTAAACCTAAACCCGGTGAAGGTGGCAGTAGTGCAATATCCAAACGATTCGAACGAGATAAGAAAGCCCGTGCGATAAGAGGAGCCAGAAGTGATTTGAGAGATAGACTGGCTTGGATGAAGAAAAAGGGACACAAGCTTGACGAAATATATCAATTGTTCCTAGAGGCCACTTACTATCGCGAAGGCCCCATGCGTACCTTCAACAACATCGTGCGTTCATGGTTGGATGCTAAGAAGGACAGACGGCGGGATAAACTAAGACGGAAAGAAGAGGGCAAGAGAAACAAGAGTTATACTAAACACCATAAGCACGATGAAAAGGTGAGACACGAACTCGATGTCCACAAAAACAGGTCCGTTCCAGATCGGGGAGACTGGTGGAACGACATTAAGAGAAAGCAAGATAGCGGATACAAATTTAACGAGTCGCTTACAATGGCAGAAGCCATCGCTCTTAAAGGAAAAGCAAACCGAAGTGGATATAAATCTAGTGTGATTAGAGAGGTTTATGATCGAGGACTGGAAGCATGGCCAGGACGCAGTTGTAATATGAACCGAAAACAGTATGCTTACAATAGGGTGAATTCGTTTGTTGCTGGTGGTGAAGCACGAAAGATGGACGACGACTTGACCTAAATATATATCCAGGCGCAGTAACAAAAGGAACCGCCATTATGGAATCCGTTATCGTAGTTATTGTAAGTGCTTGTAATTTCCTCATGGTCAATCCAACTACTAAAGAGATGGTATGCAGGGATTTTGAATTGCCTCCTTATACAGAGAATATATCAGCGTACCAGTGTATTCTAGGTGCTCAGGCCCAAGTCGCTAAAACATGGTATTGGCAGCATCCAGAATGGAAGATTAAGAAGATCACCTGCGAGAAACGCAATGGCTTTATGGGCCGAGATGACAGGAAAGAAGACATATAGTGGCAGATGACGACAAAACACCCCACGAAGTTTGGAAGAAACGATTGGATAGGCAATCTTACCATTCTCACAAGGCAGAAAAGCTCCCCCACGAATATGACGGGGTAAAAATCGTCATAGATGGGAAAGAAAGAAAAGTTTCGAGAAGTAGCAAGTACCTTCTGGATATGATGATTTACGACGATTGAGGGTTTAGAACGTATAAATAACAACAGGATTCAACCTGGGGAGAAGACTTTCATGGCACTATGGGACAAAACTGATACGGCGGACGATTCGCCGATTTTCGCTCCATCTCAGTTCAAAAACGCCCCGACGAGAGCAGAGGCCAACCTGCTGTACGGTAATACGACCGCAGACTCCTATGTTACGGGTACTACGGTTGGCATGTACGGTGTAAACGACACAGAAATCAATGAGCTTCATTTTCACATTTTAACTGCAACTCCTAACAATCACGGAACAGTCTTATACGTGGTTGGAGATTTCTTGCTGGTCGCTAATACCCTGGCCGGTGATGGTAACACCCACGTAGAAGCCAACGTAGAAATTCTCACGGTAGAAGCCAATGCTATGGTCTTGAACGGTCGTGGGACCGGTGGGAGCTATGTGGCCGGTGAAATCCTCACTCTTGCCAACGGCATTTCAACTACATCAATGACCGCCAACATCGACTCCACGGAAGTCAGAACGGTAGCTGTGGATACTGGCGGTACTGGATACGCCAACGCCGATACGGTTACTGTCAATCAAGATGCGGTTATGACAACTGACGCGGTATTCACTTTAACGACTGGCGCATCTGACACAATCGTTGCCTCCATTGTTCGGACAACGAATGGCGTGTTCACTACAAATCCAAGTTTGTTGGCAGCAGCCAACGTCACCGTTATTTCGAGTTCTGGAACGGGCCTCCTCGTGGACCTCACAATGATGGTCGAGAGCCTTTCCGCAGTAGAGAATAGAGGCGTCTATACAGTAGAACCCACGTTAACAGCGGCAACCACGACTACGACCCCTGGTGATGGCACTGGCGCGACGGCTGATGTCACAATGAGGATGCTAGGTCTGTCTATGGCCGTAGAGGGCGTCTATACGGCGCTTGTTAATGCCACAGCCAATCCCGTCACAGGCGGAACAGGATCGGGCGCAGAGGTTGCCCTAACCATATCCAGTGGCGATTCAGATGGTAAAATTGCTGGTCAGCCGGGTTGGTGCGTCCGCACAGTCGGCACAGGTGGTCGAGCAGGCCGAATTCAGGTCGAATGCTTAGTCGCGATTGGAGATATGGGCGTTGATGTCGATGGAGATGACACGGTGTTCCCTGAGTTCCCTGACGAGTAAGGATAACATTATATGGCTGTTGCAAATCCGAGACAGATCAGTGAGTGGTCTGCTTGTACTGCCCTTACGGCTAATGACATTGTGTTGGTGCAGGGCAATAATCTGGCCAACACCTTTAAGTCAACAACTGTAACCCTAAACACGTATTTCAATACAAACCTAGCTGGTAGACAGTACAAGTGGATACCAGTCAGGGATATGATTGCGGCCACGACAGCCGGAGCTGTTTCAGCACAACTTGAAACGGCCAGCGAGGCCATTAATTTCGAGGTGCTAGATTTCATAGATGCCTCAGATACATATGCACACTTCAATGTTGCTTTCGGTAATGCATGGAATTTAGGCACTGTCACTTATCAGATTTATTGGTCTTCTGTTGCAACTGACACGGATGGGGTTGCCTGGGGGTTACAGGCGGTAGCAGTGGGCGATAGCGTCACGCCAGACACCGCATTTGGAACTCCTATTGTCGTGACCGATAACGCACAATCGACGGCAAGTGAAGTTTACGTGTCAGCAGAAAGCGCAGCGGTAACGATTGGCAACACCCCTACTGATGGGGACATAATCTACTTCCGTCTCTTCCGCGATGTTGATGACGGCGCTGATACGATTACCGAAGATGCAAGACTAATCGGCATCAAACTGTTCTTCACTGAGGATACCTTAGTCGATATTTAACACTAGGATATTATGGTAGACCCCGATGTACTGACAAATAGCAACTTCTTCCTTTATTGTGCTAAAGTTTATGATAATCCCCATTGTTTGAGTTCCGAAGAGTTCCTAAACGATATCCGCAGAATCAAGCATATCAAAAAACTCCTCACTCGCTATGAAAAGACAGGGGAGTTCAAAACCCGCCTTATCCTCAATCACATCATTATCCTCATCAATGTATTCGGCCCGGAACCTACTTGTAAGATACTGTTCCTCAAGATGGGACGGTATCTCAAGTACGTGAAGCCGTTTCTCATACTCCTAAATATCATACCCCCTGTGATCCATGATATCGAGAAAAAGGGGCCGATTTACACAGACGATATTCCAATGGACCAGTACGTTATAGAGCAGCTCCGAGACCTATAAATGCAGACAGAAAAACGACTAGAACAAAAACGGGTTGCCGCACGTAGATATTACTGGAACAACCATGAAAAGGTCCTAACAAGTCAGAGAAGAAGGTGGGAAGAACAGAAAGAGAAACGGCGGGCAGAATGTCGTATATGGGCAAGTCTCAACAAAGACTATAGACGAAACTACAATCTGAAAAGCAAATATGGCATAACACTAGAAGAATGGAATCAACTGTTAGAATCACAAAATCATCAGTGTGCTATTTGTGAGACTACAAACCCAGGTGGACATGGAAAATGGTGTACTGATCATATACATGGTACTAAGATAGTCCGTGGGATTCTTTGTCATAAATGTAACATATCAATGCACGACGGAGATACCCCAGAATTGCTACGAAAGAGAGCAGACTACCTGGAGAAAAACAGATGAAAACTGAGCACTGCATTATCCTTTCTGATGGCGAATACTGCATCACGAAGATCATTGAATATAAAGGAAACGTGGACTCCAAGATTATCCACAGATGCAAGACACTGAAAGAAGCTACTCATTTCCTCAGTGAAGATGGTGTTCCTGGTAATAGCGTGAGTGCCGGGAATGTATCGCCAGGAGCCGGTGAGGTCCCCCCAGTTCCCATTGCCGCAGATCGCAAAAAGAAAAAGCGGTCAGTGTTGTTAAGACGCTTCCGACAAATGATAATGCCGATGGTCTACACTCCTAATGATGGTGACTGGGGTGGGAGAAGCTGATATGGTCGGCGAGGATGGAAAACGAATTTCATCGCTGGAATCAGAGGTAAATATACTACGCTCGGACATAAAACACGTCGCTAATTCTGTTATGTCCAATTCCAAGAAACTTGACATTCTCCTTGAGCATTCGTCTGCCCTCAATAGCAAGTCTGATACAACGATCCAATCCATAACTTTCATGCGAGAAGACCACGACGAGCTGAAAAAGGACTTCAAGCAATTTAGGCGACTTGAATATGACAAGTTCAAAACGGATGTCACTGATCGCATATCTAAGACCAATGTTTCAATGTCTCGCTTAATTGGGGTTGCGGCCGGGGCGTCAACTGTGATATACGGGGTGATCGAAACGTTGAAATCGTTTATAAGGGGGGGATAGAAAGTCCCTATTTTTTAGTATGTCATGGCTTGAAGTAAAATACATCCACCTGCTGAGTCCTCAACTTGACAAATTCAAGGCGAAAAAGCCCACTCTATTTCAATGTCGCTGCCCGTTATGCGGTGACTCAAAGAAGAACAAAAACAAGTCCCGTGGCTACATCTACGAACAGAAGGGCGAGTTTTGGTACAAATGCCATAATTGCGGCATTCCTCTTCCTTTTCATGCCTTTCTAAAGCGCCTCGATCACTCCCTCTACGAGCAATATACCTATGAACGCCTCCAGGACAACCAAGGAGAGCGTTTTGATAATTCTGGCTATCAACCTCCCAAGAAAACAGAAACCACTCCTGATCCATTCTCAGGGCTTACACGGCTATCTGATCTGAGGCTGAATCATTATGCCAGGACTTATCTCAAAAAGCGGCATATCCCTGACTCCTTCCTCCCCACCCTCTACTTCTGTCAAACCTTCAAAAAATTCGTCAACTCCCTGATTCCGGGCAAGTACTCCTCCACGGTCTATGAGGAAGCGCGGATCATCATTCCACTTGTCACTCGGAACAAGACGGTGATCGGGTTCCAGGGGCGCTCATTGGACCCAAGAAATATGCTCAGATACATCACAATAATTCTGGACGAAAACTTGGCTCGCTTCTATGGCCTGGAACGGGTCAATTTCAACAAGAGGTTCTACATTCTGGAGGGGCCGTTCGATTCCATGTTCCTTGAGAATGCGGTTGCTGTCTGTGGTTCCGATGTCATTTCGTCATTGGAAAAGATAGACGCGGACAAGGATCGGGCTGTGATCGTCTATGATAACGAGCCGAGAAACAAAGAAATCGTCACTAAGATGGAAAAAACGATCAAGGACGGATGGAGGATTTGTGTTTGGCCACAGGGGTTTGACTATAAGGACGTGAATGAAAGTATCGTAGGTGGGTTGAAACCGGCAGAGATAGCGCATACAATCGACCTTCACACATATCAGGGGATGGAAGCTCAGTTAGCTTTCGGAGATTGGAGGAGAACATGAAAACGAAAACCATTGAAGTGAACCTAGAAAATGAACTGATCGAAAGCCTATTAGTTGCCACCTTAGAAGATCAGGCTCGGAGTATGGCAAGACAAATAAAAGGTACAGTAGAAGGGCTCACAAGTGGATGGAATAATTGGAGGGACCTTTTCGATGAGATTAAAACTTTCAACGCACTTCAAGAAGCACTGGACTATAATAGCTGGGAACACGCATCGACACCGTTCTTCCCATTCGATGATTTAATGAAACAACCCAAAGAATGGATCGAGAAGCCAAATAAAACGAAAGGAAAGAAGAAATGATCACGACTACAAGCAACATTGATAGATCGGAAACAACTACAGAAAAACCAGTGACAAAAGCGATTGAAACATGGGAGCAAACAGGGGATTTTAGATGGTATGTGGATAACAGAATACCATCCGACACAACCTCGGTATTGCAGCAAAAATGGGTTAACAGCGAAGGAAAAGTTCATTGGTCAGATGTGCCTGTTGTTTTCTCTAATCCGGTCCCGATCAAAAATTTCAAGTCATAAATAGCACACCAGTAACCGAGTAGAGAATGATGAATAGTGCCCATCACTGATAAAACTATCAAAAATTTTCATGGCAAGTGGCAAAAATTCCCAGATACCGCTCCTAAGAACGGCCTGCCCTTTATCGTAGGCGGGGTCACAGCAGATCAACGATGGGTGGACATTATTGCTAGGTGGGGGACTTTTGGCGAGGGGTGGCAAAAACTGTGTGTCGATCTATACGATTCTGAGAACAAATGGGTAACACACGGATTCCAGACCCTCTCTTGTTTACATGATGTCACTTGGATGTACTGGCACCCAAAACCACCACCGCCGCGTTTGCCTTAGTTCCGGGGGGATCAATGGACTCGTACCAGCTCTTTATCCAGAAAAGCCGCTATGCTCGTTACCTACCCGACAAGAAACGAAGGGAACATTGGAACGAAACTATAGCTCGTTATTTTGATTTCATGACCGATCACCTAAAGGATAATTGTAGTTTCACGCTATCAAAGGACCTCAGAACGGAATTAGAAGCTGCGGTTATTAATTTAGAAGTCATGCCATCAATGAGATGCATTATGACGGCCGGTAAAGCATTAGAGAGGGATCACACGGCCGGTTACAATTGTTCCTTCATTTCGATAGATGATCCCAAAGCCTTTGACGAAGCAATGTTGATCCTCATGAACGGGTGCGGTGTGGGGTTTTCAGTAGAGCGCCAATTCGTAAACCAGCTTCCAGAAATCCCTGATGTGCTCGAAGACTCCCCTGACACGGTTGTTGCTGTCAGAGATTCTAAAGAAGGATGGGCCAAGGCACTCAGGATGTTACTTGCACTTCTGTACTCAGGTGAGGTTCCAAAGTGGGACCTATCAAAAGTACGGCCATCAGGAGCGCGATTGAGGACATTTGGCGGAAGGTCGTCGGGTCCTGGTCCTCTTGACGATCTATTTAAATTCATCGTTGTCGTCTTCCAGGGTGCAGCGGGAAGAAAACTCACGTCCATTGAGTGTCACGATATCATGTGCAAGATCGGCGAGGTGATCGTATCCGGTGGAGTTCGGCGTTCGGCTCTCATCTCCCTTTCCAATCTGTCTGATGATCGTATGCGTCATGCTAAGTCTGGCGCGTGGTGGGAGCAGTACGTGCATCGGAGTCTTTCCAATAACAGTGCCGTCTATAATGAGAAACCGGACGTAGGAATTTTTCTCACTGAATGGCTGTCTCTGTACGAATCGAAATCTGGTGAGCGCGGAATGTTCAACCGCGAAGCTTCCATTGCACAGGTCAAGAAAAATGAACGCCGAGACCCTAACCATATGTTCGGAACCAATCCTTGTTGTGAGATCATCCTTCGTCCCAATGGCTTCTGTAATCTCTCAGAGGTGGTGGTGCGCTCGACTGATACCCTCTCCGCTCTCAAAAACAAGATCAAGATAGCAGCGATCTTCGGGACCTTCCAATCGTCTCTCACTAACTTCCCCTATCTCCGCAAAATCTGGAAGAAGAACACAGAGGAAGAGAGGCTACTAGGTGTGAGCTTGACTGGCATCTACGACAACCCCTATCTCAACGACTACAAATCCGAAAAGCTTCCTGGTATCTTAGAGACGTTGAAGCAAGTAGCAATCGACACTAATAAGGAATACGCGAAGAAACTAGGCATCCCACAATCAGCCGCCATCACCTGCGTCAAGCCATCAGGAACCGTATCCAACCTTGTTAACTCTGCATCCGGTATCCATCCTCGCCACTCCCCATATTATATCAGGCGCGTGAGGAACGATATTAAAGACCCACTAACCGATTTTTTGATAAAGGCTGGAGTGCCAGTTGAAGAGGACGTAACAAATTCATCTGTTGCTGTGTTTTCGTTCCCGCAAAAGGCACCGAAGAAAGCGTTGTTCAAGGCAGACATAGATGCAATCTCTCATCTGAATCTGTGGCTTGTCTACCAACGTCATTGGTGCGAACACAAACCGTCTGTGACGATTTCAGTCAAGGAAAATGAATGGCCGACTGTTGGTGCATGGGTTTGGGAACATTTTGATGAACTTTCGGGTGTGGCCTTTCTTCCCTTCGACGGCGGAATCTATAGACAACCACCATACGAAGCCATAACGAAAGACGAGTACGATACTTTGATGAAGAAGATGCCAAGGAAATTCAACTGGGATGATCTGATTGAGGAAGAGGATTTGACCGAAGGAGTCCAGACACTCGCCTGTAGTGCAGGATGTGACATTTAAAAAAGGGGTTGACATGTTTTCTCAGAAGCACTATCCATTATCACACGAAGGGGGATCAATAACAGTGCAGTGCAGCATTTGAACCTCTAAGAAGTTGCATAAGTAGATCACCTTTTGCAGCCCAAAGAGAGGTCACATGATTGCCTTTGATGTCGCGCTAATTGTCTTTTCCTTTTGCTTCGTTACCGTTATTCTTATCATATGAGTTGGGGGATTACCGTGAAGGTTTACAGTGAACAATACGATGAAGATTATAGACCACCAGGATATCGCTTCTGTCTCTACGATGTCCAAACACAGACCGGCAAGAAATTTGTCGTAGCCGAAAATCCAAGACGAGCCGTGATCTTGGCTCATAAGGACGGCGGGAAATCAGCACCCATAAACATCAAGCCCATGATAGACGATCTTGGCCACAGGTACGCCAACATTTTTCTACAGCACTTTGGCTCTGAATGGGTTCTGAAACAGGGCTGGATTTACTACCGGAATGGTCCTGTGGTATCTTGATAGAAGCCGATGAAGACTACTTTCTTGACCACTACGGGACCTGTGAGCTTGATGATAAATGTACTTGTCTCAGAGACGGTTGGAAGGGTCAAATGTGCTTCCATTGGCAGTCTTTTGGGGCTAGATCGTTGGAAGACCTAATGAAACATGCGAGGGGAATAAAGGATCATAAATAATGACATGGATAGTTCGTGTTACTGATGATCTTGGAAATGACCTCCGCAAGAAGAAGTTTCCAGACACCCAAAAACAGAAGGCTCTAGAATTCGCGAACCAAATCTACAAAGATTATGGTCGGGGAAAACTGCGGTCTATCTACATAGATAAGGGATAACACATGAAAGTAGACAACGAGATCATTGAAGACTTGATTATGACTATCGGGTTGAAAGGGTTGAGATTTGAAAGAACCGCCGATGAAGGTGTTTCGTTCATTGTTGGAGACCCAATGATAATGGAAACAAGAGTCAATTCTCTTGATGGAGAAGATGTTATCATTGCACTTGAGGGACTAAGAGACCAACTTGCCCGAGATAGACTGAGAGCCCTTAATAACGGAGGAAAACTATGAAGGACGAACACAAGAAATTTTTGAACAATCTGCGTGAGTGGTTGGAAGTTGAAAATCCATCAGTCGCGGCTCAACATCTCAAGACAGAATTTCCTGCAATGACAATCGAAGAGTGCCGAGTCATCGTAGATCATTGGTGGATGACTAAACCCCGCTTGTTGAATGAAGGCGATCTATTTTCAGGGTGCTAATACTATGGACGATGAAATGAACTTGCCTACATTTGCTGCTCTGTTCTTTCTAGGTCTTATCATTTTCGGCCTTCCACTAATGATTGTTATGTCAATTATGTATCCATCTGAATTTGACACCTGGGCCAAAGAAAAAGACAAACTCTGCTGGGAAAAGGGTGGAGATTTCAAAGTCAGTAAGTATGGTATGAGGTGTACAAAGAATGGAGCCGTCTTGATTATCTTCAACGAAACATTCAGACCGAAGGAGACAACCAAATGAAGGTCGAACTTTTCACCAGATATTCTTGTCAAGCGTGCATCCAGACAAAAAAAATGCTGATGGAAAGAAACGTCGCCTTCATTGAACACATAGTCGGTCATGACATTCAACGAGAAGAAGTCCTAGAACGATTCCCCGAAGCTAAAATGTTACCAGTGATTATCGTGGACGGGATTTACATAGGATCGAAGGAGCATCTAAGTATCTACATTGATAACTATGGACAAGAGGAAAGATATGTGGGAACCGGAACTTAGTAAGCCGCGTTTTGATTCGAACTACATCAAAGCGTGGTTGTATAACGAACGATGCCGAGTGACCTTTACCAAGAAGGACGGCACGATACGAACGATGCTCTGTACGTTGAAAGAAAAATACCTTCCACAAAAGATCGAAGAAACATACAGCATTTCCAAGGCACTCGAAGCAAACAATCATCTTGTTGCTGTATGGGACCTTGAAAAAAAAGCCTGGAGATCGTTCAGGTTTGACTCCGTGCTTGAGTTCACCCCTCTTGATACCCCTTCAGAAGATTTTGATGCCTAATGGGGGGATTTAACACTGAAAGATATCGAGGAAATCCAAAAATCATAAAGAAGGCCAAAGCGTTGGTTGCGAAGTTGGATGAGATACACGAAAACCCAACTTTATACACCGGACCAAGCTATGAGAATGAACTAGACGAACTGAGAAAGGCATTGACAAACTACAAGACAGAATTAGAGGAACTGAGAAAGGCATATGAAAAAGGTACAGTATGAGCATAGACTGGAATGAGATTTCAACTAAGTCATTTGGCGGAACTGAACAGATGGGACGAAGGCTCGAAAAGAGTCTCGACAAAGACCTTCTCAAAAACTTCCAAATCATCCTATCACGAGTGCGGGACCTAGACGAAGATCGAGTGAGGATACTATACCTTCACGACCTTCCTAATGACCCGGAATCTCAACACCTAAAAGACGAAGGGTGGAAGAAATTTCACAAGATCGTGTTTGTCTCCTATTGGCAGCAAGAGGCATATATCAACCATTTTGAAATCCCCCACTCCCACACAACCGTCATCCAGAACGCTATCGAACCCATAAATCGACTGCCAGAAACACCTGACAGACCAGAAGACCAACTCAATATCATCTACCATACAACACCACATCGAGGACTAGAAATCCTCGTGCCTGTATTCGAACGACTGGCAAAGAAACACGACAACGTTCACTTAGATGTCTATTCCTCTTTCGGTGTTTACGGGTGGAAACAACGAGACGAGCCGTACAAACCAGTATTCGACAAGATCAAAGCACACGACCATATGACTTACTACGGTTATCAACCAAACGAGAAGGTACGCGAAGCTCTGCTGCAAGCCCACATTTTTGCTTATCCCTCCATATGGCCTGAAACTGCATGTCTCTCATTGATTGAAGCCATGTCTGCGGGATGTATGTGTGTCCATTCTGATTACGGAGCCCTACCAGAGACGGCGGCAAACTGGACGGTTATGTATGACTTCCACCAAGACCCTAGTGCCCATGCTAGTCGTTTCTTTTCGGTACTAGACGATATCGTTTCTGGTTGGAAGGAACACAAAGAGACCATCAACATCAAACTAGCGGGGCAAAAAAGTTATTGTGATCTGTTCTACAATTGGGAAAACAGAAAACCTAAATGGGAGATGCTACTGAAATCCCTAGTTGATGCCCCCCGAAAGATAGAACAACCATCAGGCCCCTACTTCAATTATAACGTAGCATAAGGAGAACTATTATGAGACTTGGTATCTATGAAATCTTAGCAGCAGCAGACAAGGAACCCGTGAAGGAAGACAAGATCAAGACCCTGCGCGATAACGTATGCCAACCATTAATCGATGTCTTGATCGGGGCCTATGACGACCGCGTTAAGTGGTTACTGCCTCCTGGTAACGTCCCTTTCAAACCGGCAGCATCTAGTGGTGCAGAATGTATGTTGCATTCCCAAACTCGAACCTTCTACTTGTATGTGGAAGGTGGAGGATCATCACAAAACCTCACACAACTTCGCAGAGAGGTTTTGTTCATTCAAATGCTCGAATCAGTTGACCCGCGAGATGCCGTACTAATGAGCCATGTGAAGGATAAGAAACTGCCCTATCCGTCACTAACACGGGAGTTGATCGACGAGGCTTTCCCTAAGATGCTTTACATTGAAGGTAAGACAGGCGTGGAAGAACCGGCAGAAGAAAAGGTTACAGTTGAACCCCCAAACCCAGCCCCGGACACCGTAAAGGAAGTAGCGACAGCTCAAATCAAGAGAAGCAGGGGAAGACCGCGCAAGCATCCCAAACCTGATCCCAATGCACCAAAGCGGGCGCGGGGAAGACCGAGGAAAGATTCCAAAGAGGCTATAGAAAAAATAGTACAGGAAAATCAACAATTACTAGACAAACTAGGTTAAGGATAGATGGGAAAAACGTTTCGCCAGCACTACTACGACGACGATGACTATCATGACACGAGGTCCAAAAAGAAATCACTACGTCGTCTGAGGGCGCTAAAAAAGAAGAAACGAGATGTCAACGAACATCTCAATGATGATGAATGGAAGGATTGACCGTTGCCGACATACACCTTTAAAAACAAAAATACGGGAAAAGAATGGAATGAGTTTCTTTCTATCTCCGAATGTGATAAGTTTCTTGAAGATACCCCGGACGTAGAAGTGGTCATTTTCGCACGGGGGTTCATATCTGGTATAAACAACAAGCCAGATGAAGGGTTTAGAGAGATTCTTCGCACTATAAAAAAGGCCAACCCTAGAGGAAAATGTGAAACTTTTGATTAGGACTAGGATGATAAAATGAACTTCTTTCTCGCAACTGCAATATTTGGTGTTCTTATGAGCTTGTTCATAGGCACTACATTGTTTGTGGTTTTTCATAACACTTCCATACACTTAGAACAGGCAATGGCAACTGACACGGCCCGAGAGATAAATACTCAGAACTATTATCGGTCTCCGAGGGTTGTCACCAATGCTTATTCGCACACATGGAATCAATCAACGACTGACTAAGAAGGAACTCCGTGACGCTACAAAGTTTATGTCTGGGTTTCTTATGTCCAAACGCCTCTGCAAAAATATCACAATCCATATCTATTCTGTCGAGGGAAGATTAAAAGTAGACGGATCAAGATGCAGAGCGTACATGATACCGTGGGATAACCGACCACACAGAAGCTTCAAAATCTACATGGATTCGACGCGGAACAAAAAGGAGCAGCTTCACACGTTGGGCCACGAGATAACACACATCAAACAGTATGCCAAAGGTGAAGTCAAAGATGTCAATAGTATTCTGGCGATCTGGAAAAACGAAGAACACTCGATTGAAGGTGAGAAGGACAAAATAGACTACTTTTTTCGACCGTGGGAGATCGAGGCGTTCGGATATGAAAGAGGGCTCTATAAAAAGTACATGCAACACGTAAAACGGAACAAGAAATGAAAGCATACATCCAAGTTCAAGACATAACTGGAGACTGGAAGACGATTAGTAGCACGATGAACCAGGACCAGATGATCTTCCGCTCCCTTCAAGCAGTCCAGCTCCAATACAAGCGACTGGTGCGCGCGATAGACGACCAAGGGATTATTCTTCAGATGATGTAGGGGGTGAATTATTTTTTACGTGATGAACGAAGCGAAAGAAGTCTATGCCGCTGAAAAAGAACGTTACTGTTGGGAATGGCTCAGATCACAGCTACTCCACCCGCGTAAGACAACACGCGAATCAGCCACACTCTTTGAAGTGATGTCGGTCGATGTGAACAGAGATGGTATGATTCTCCACAAACCACCAGCCTACATCAAGATACTATATGGTCTGTGATTTCAAGTTTAGGCGCGCAACAATTAGTAGTGACAGCCATCAAGGCAGCTTCGGTTCTGTTTTTGACATGCAAGCGCCGTAGAATCTCACTCACATGTACTTTCACCGTCTGATACGATACTCCGATTTCGTGGGCTATCATCTTGTTGCTATGCCCCCGCACAATACACTCCAGCACTTCCTTCTGCCGCTTAGTCAGCTCATATAGTTGATCTGTAATAGCGTCTTTGGCCATCCTATTGAGTTGCTTTGCGAGAGTACCAATCGTATCTAACGGCACCTCTTCCATGTCTTCTATGTTGATATGAACGAGAGCAACACCACGGGGCACTCCTGATTCGATAGGAACGCCTAAGAGATATGACAGCTTCTTTCCATTAAATTTCGGGCAGCGCACAGTATGAGTTATGATGTCCACTTTGCCTCTGATCAACTTCGTCAACTCATCTTTAAATCTACCGACCTCCGCAATACACAGTTTATCACGATGGTATGTTTCTCCGTTCGTAGATAATGACAAATTGAACTGACCGCAGACACCTTGTTCGTCACCCGAGACGAGTTTGCCTTCCGAATCAAGAACTACCGTGTTGATGTAGTACGCACTCATTTACTATCCTCACACTATTAACCTTTTGATGTGGTTGTGTACGATGACAATTTCATACAATTCATGAAACACTTTGGGTGGAGGACGCGCCTTACCATTTTCCCAACGGCTCACTGTGCCCGGATCAACTCCATATCTGATAGCTGATAGTACCTGTGTTTCACCACGAATGATTCGTGCTCGTCTACAGACATTTGGGATATTAAGCGCCATCGGGCGCTCTTTGTTCATTAGGATTCTCCAATATGAAAAGGGGCTGGACGGCCTTGCTTGTACGGGGGGGGAACAAGCGCGGGCAGGGGGCTACCCTAGTGGCCGTCCAGCAGGTGGTCTGTAACGAGGGACGATCCAGACCACCAATTCATTTGAGGAAATTTTCCCCGTTCCCAATTCACTCATGTACCTGTATGACATGATGTGCACGATGTCAACAACGAACTAGGCACTTATTTGCGTTCTCTGAAATATAGTTCACGTCAAAAATATCTTGTAACAAGGAGTGAAAAATTGTGTGTTGCACCCTACCCCTTTTGGGGTAAGATATGGCTGTTCAATAACACAACAGGGGCACGCCTTATAATTTGACGATTCCTGCTTTGCAGGGGGAGCGCGATCCGGCTCTCTTGGCTCGTGGTGAAATTCAAGTTGCCGGATCGCCTTTTTACAATTTCGAGGGAGGCTGGAGTGGGCCGAACAAGGGGATTGGTCCTGCTCCAGCCATTTTTATGATGTACGCATAATCTTGCCTAGATGTGCACACAATCTCAATCAAACTGTGTTACCGAATCCTACACTACTAAAGGACCCTGCACACCATGAGCGACACCGAATACATCAAGAATATCAGACTGTTAAACCTAATCAACTCGTGCAAAAAACAATCACGCACTCATAGTCGCCTGCCGTTCGGGCCAGACGACACCGACATTATACTGAGCGACGAGACAGTAGAAAAACGAAACAGGGCTCGGATGCTGGCTGGCGCGGCGAAAGTGATGGAATCCAACGAACTCAAGAAGCTAGGTATCACTGACGAAAATCACGAACTTACATCCACCGACCTTTTCGAGAACAAAATCAACGACATACAGATCAAACTGACTACTCAGATCAATATCAACAGCGCCTTGATGACCGAACGTGCTGCTGCCCTCGCTGCTATGGGAACCCTATCGACTGCTGATATCACTGTGGAAGCCATTAATTCTACGGAACAGAGACGGGACGCAGAATCAGACACACAGAGCCTCCTACAGATAACGAACTCGCTGATTGATGCCCTCACAGTTGGTGATGATGACGGAAAACCTGTGGACTGGATCGACCGTCTTATATGCGAATGTGACGAGGGTGAATTGAGCACGCATAACATCAACAAAATCAAGCCCTTCTTGGCGCATCTAAGACCATTGTTGACTGAAATAAAGGATTCACCGATCCTGACCAAACTGAATCTTGATCGATATAATCTACTTGCCTGTTGACACATAGGTACTGCTGTGGTCTAGTGTACCTCAAATCACAGGAGAGACCTATGCCAGTCAAATCAAAACCCAGAATCAATGTTCTCGATACTGCTAAGAAGATCGAGACGGTAAGCAAGACATCCGGTCCTACAATTGAAACACCGGGGATAGCGGACCTTGCGGCCATCCAGGCATTTGAGAAGATCATCAAAGGACTCAAAACCACAGTCGAAACCCCTATCAAAGACGAAGCCCTCGATTATTATGTGCGAGTAGGTTGCGCATCTGGTCGTCGTCCTCTGAACTATACGGGTACTGAAGCGGGCGCACGGGGTTCAATCCAGCTCAAGAAGCGTTCATCTCAGTACACACTTGGCGAGACCCAGATCGACTATCTCAAATTGTATAATGTCGAAACTGAAACTATCACCGAGTACGTCCTGAATCCGACTTACGTGATCGACGAGAAGATCATTGCGAAGCTCAATAAGGCTGGGCTCCCGGCTGACATCTTCGAAAAGCGCGAAAAGACAGTCACCACCGAAAACAGTATCCACCAAGCCTTCCAGTTCGATGATCCTGTCATAGCCAAAGAAGTTTTGAGCTTGGTGACTCAACCTATTGCGATCCGGGCAGTTACCGAAAATGTCAACGCTTCTGAAATCATTTCACGAGTTATCAAACTGCTAACGGGATAACACCATGTACGAGTATCATGTCTGGACAGCCCCATCTGCCCCCTGGACAGGGGTTACAGATCACCTCAACGAACTGGGATTACAACGATGGAAATTGGTTAGCTTCTGTAAGACATATTCTTCAGGATGGACTTATATTTTTGTGCGCGCTCTGGTGCCATCGGTTCTGACAGAATCGACACATGATGATGAAGCAGCAG